TCATAAATGTTCTCAATCATCTAGAAACGTACAATCCGTCCGCCTAACAAAAGTTATATTTCATATTATGTCAAACAAACTTGCAGCACGTATTGATGCTTATCAATCGGCTACCGATTACAAATTACTTAATCGAGTGCCCATTATCATTTGTTTAAATGGTAGAGGTTTCGCTAAAGTCACCCAATTATTGGATAAACCATATTGTCCTAAATTTGCCGAATGTATTTTATCTACTATGTTGTATCTGTGTACAACTGTAGAAGGTGTTTTGTTTGCCTATCAACACAATGATGAAATTGTAATTATTGTCCGTAATGATCAAACGCCAGATACTACACCATGGTATGATAATAGGATTCAAAAGATTTGTTCTGTTACTTCGGCTATTGCTACTAAACACTTTAATGAATGCGCCAATACATTGCATTTGAATGTACAAGGCGATCCTATTTTTACCTCACAAGTATTTATGGTTCCTACTATTGGTGAAGCTATTAATACGTTAGTTTATAAGCAACAACACAATTTCCATACTTCAATTCAATCAGCTTGCTTATATGAGTTAATTAAAAAGCATGATAAGAATGCTATTAAAGATATGTTGGCCGGATTAAGCATAGATGAGAAAGTAGATTTACTTTCTCAAGAATGTGGAACTGATTTTAATAGTTATCCTACCACTTTTAGACGTGGAGCGGCTTGTTACAAGGTTCCTAAAGTAGTAGATGGCATAATGAAAAATAAATGGCATCTTAATTCTGAATTGCCTATTTTTACTAAAGACCAATCATTTTTAAGTAATATCATGAAAAATGGTATGGATATCTTTAGGCAAGAAGATTTACCTCGGTAAATGAATCCAACTTCTTTTTGTTTTGATTTTATTGATTGTACCGGGTGTAACGCCATACATTTTAGCAAGCACTGTTTGTTTGTATGTTTTATTTTTGAGAAATTTAATAATCTCTACAACTTGTTGTTCGGTCAAAACTGAAGATGCACTTTGCTCTCCATTGAAGTGTTTATTATGAAAATAATTTTTACTACCAGATACCATTTCAGATTGTAATTTTTTTTGTTTGTCTGTCTGTGGTCGCCCCAACATACCACTTGATTTTCCAGTATGTGATTTACTCATTCGATCTCTTGTTTCAGGGCCAAATATTCTTCCCTTATTTGCTTGTGAAACTTTATCTTTAGCTTTTTGTGAATGTTTTAGCCCAGTAATACCTTCGCCACCAGCAGTTAAATTATATCCACAGTTACTGCCAAAACGATTAACATCGGTGCGCAAATATTCAATCCAAAATTGTTCGGCATCTAATGCCTCTTGTTCAATTTCAAACTGTTCTAAAATTTGGAATGAAAAGTTATTTTGTCCATATTTATTGATAGCTCGATGTATCATATATTTATTGGTATTCGTATTGCCACTAGCAGTGTATAAGTGTGCTTTATGACGACCTTCAGGATCGTGAGTTTGTCCCACATAGATTTTTAGGTTTATTTTATTTTGAAGGATATAGATATAATGTGTCATAATTATTTATATATCACGCATTTTAAGAATGGTGCCGATATCTTTCGACAAGAAGGTTTTGATGAATCTAGATAAATTTGTAAAGAAAAAAGAACATATTTTTCTTTGTCCTATGTGTTCTCGGCCTTTAACTGTTAATAATCATACGGCATACCTTCAGCGCTCTCAAACAGGATATGATTGCTTTAACTGTACCGTTCCTGGCGCCATTACAGATACTTTAAAACCATATTCTAGATATACTATTGCAGTCATGAAAGATATTCCAATAAATGAAAATGTAACTTTTGAACAAGTAATTGTTCATGAAACATTTGTTGTACCTTATAAAGAGAAGCAGTGGTATAATGTTCATAATAATCTGATTAAATCACAAACTATTATTGCTTTAGTGGAGCCGGCCCGTCAAGAACATATTGTTTATGACGGAGAGACTCCAATAGGTTTAGTTCATGTTGGAAATTTAATATATTTCCCGTTTATTGATAGTTGGAATGTTTCTGATCAAGAAGGCACGCTGTCTAAGATAAAGACATATTTACTATTTTCCTGAGAATTACCATGAAGAAGTGTTTCGAATATCCTATAAAGGAGATATAATACTGAGCGGGACGCTGAAACGGCAATTTTATTACTTGACAACCGCGATCTGAGGACTTATAATTGTCAAGCCTGTGGCGGGTGGCACCTCACGTCCAAAATTAAAAATAAGGATTGGGCTTGACAAACTACTAATAAAGTGTTATAATAGGTAACGTAGGCTGATTTCGTATAATGATATTACGCCGCACTTGTAATGCGGTCACGACAGTTTGATTCTGTCAATCAGCTCCAAGTAAGCCCATGTAGTTCAGTGATAGAACGCCTCACTAGTAATGAGGATGTCGTTGGTTTGATTCCAATCTAGGGCTCCAAGCTTTTATTCTTATGCTAGTGAAACTAGCGCCAGCAGAACCCCTGGTATCGGTCTCGACAGTGGCAGTCGAATTAACGATAGATGGTTGACGGACAATTTGATTAAAAGTATAAGCTGATTTAGTTCAACGGTAGAACTTCTCCTTCGTAACGAGAAAATATCGGTTCAATTCCGATTTTCAGCTCCAGCTCCAGCCTAATATCTCCTCCGATGTTAGGCATTTTTGTTTTTATGGGGATGTCCAGGTTTCGACTGGGTAAAGAATTGTGGAAATGATTCAGGCAAAAGGGGATTACACCTTTCAAAGTAGTCACGTTCTAAATGCAAACGATTTCGCATTTGCTGAAGCAGCCTAATAAGCACTTCACGTTCTGAGATAAGATATCTTTGGTAATCAAAAGAACGCCAACCCACAAAAGATAGATTGACATCCGATTACGGGTTGTTAATTGAAATCAACAGTAGATATCCCGTAAGAGAGAATATCTTGCAACGTTGTTAGTGACGTTGATACTAACTATGTCTGTGAACGAGTTTCGACAACGAAGTATTCAGGACGCGGGTTCGATTCCCGCCATCTCCACCAGATTAAGGTAAGATTATGAAAAAAATCATATTAGCTATTTGTTTATCTTTAATTGCTTGTACTCCTAAAGAAGAAGTGGAAAAACCTTCTCCTAAAATTCATCAGGAAGAAGCTCCTCCATTACCACCCCCGCCTCCTGTTAATCCATTTGCACGCCCAGCACCTCTTCCTGTTCATGAGGCATTCAAAACTCCACACTGGGAACAACAAGGCGATGGATTTAAAATGAACAAGGAGTGGACTATCTGGACGTGGCGAGATACTGCCAACCATAATACTTGTAATTTCTATACTATTATAAATGAAGGTGGCACATTAATTGGACACGGTGTATCGTGTGTTAAGGAATGAAATGGCCCCTTCGAGATAAAATACCTGCCCTTCCTAATATTGGAGCGGTAGGTGATTTTGCTTTTAGACGATCCTTCTATTATCATCCCGGAGTTGATGTCTATTGTGAATTTGGACAAGAAGTTCAAGCCATTGAAGATGGAACGGTAGTTCATATTGAGAACTTCACCGGCCCTAATGCTAATCCTCCGAGTCCTTGGTGGATGGAAACTTGGTCAATTCTCATTGAAAGTAAGTCCGGCGTTTTAGGATACTGTGAATTAAAGCCACTTCCACACATTCAAGTAGGATTAGAAGTTAAAGAAGGCGATCTTATTGCTACTATTGTTCCAGTCCTGAAAAAGGATAAGGGCAATGGAACAACTATGTTGCATTTTGAGCATTATATGCACGGATGCAAACATCATGTTACTTGGAAGTTAGACACACACAAACCTTTAGAGTTACTTAATTCACGATTTCTATTAGAAGAAATCATTGCTAATAAAGTGATATAATACTTGAAGTGAGGATTAATACTATGAGCGATTATTTATAGAACAATTTAATTCAGGACATGCAACAGTGTCCTCAAACAAGCACACAATCTGTGTATCAACATGGAATTTCAGTGCGAGATCATGTATTTGAATTGATTTCATTTTTAGAGACTGGTGTTATTGGTACAGATTGGCGCGTGCCTACATGGATGCATGAGTATCGAGAAGAGTTATTCTCTGCTTTATTGCCCAAGGACGTGATTGAAGAGTATACTATTTTCCATGATTGTGGCAAGCCTTATTGCTTGATTATTGATGCAGATGGTAAGCGGCACTTTCCTAATCATGCTGAGACTTCATATCATACTTGGTTATCAGTTAGTGATAACCAAATAGTGGCAAATCTTATCCGTATGGATATGAAGATTCATACTATAAAGGCGGCTGAGATTGCCGAGTTTATTCAGTATCCTGAAGCTATTACATTGCTTTTGACAGGATTAGCTGAGGTGCATAGTAATGCAAAGATGTTTGGAGGCTTAGATTCCGAGTCCTTTAAAATCAAATGGAATCAAATTAACAAGCGAGGCAAAGCAATTTGCCGTCAATTATTTGGAGAAAAACATGTGTCTATAGATTAAATCAGGTGAGAAGCTCTATGTTATTACGCGTCAAGATATTTCAGCCGGGTATCAAGGAGTCCAATCCATTCATGCTGCTATGCAGTTTGCTTTCGAGCATCCTGAGATTAACAGGGAATGGTATGAGAACTCTAACTATCTAGGATTTTTATCTGTTGCTAATGAGGAGGAGCTATCACGTTTGATTGAACAAGCCGCTGCTCACGATATTAGCTGCTCAGTGTTTAGAGAGCCTGATGTTGGAAATGAGATTACAGCAATTGCTTTGGCACCTGGTCCTAAAACAAAGAAATTAGTTAGCAATTTAAAATTGGCTTTGAAATGAATATATTTAAGAAAATAAAACAAATGTTTATAGAAGAGATTGTTTCCACAGGATTATGTCCATGTTCTGGTAAATGTTGTAATAAACCGGAAACATATTGCCCTTCACATTATTGTAGAGAAGATGTATGTGAAGATTGTTTTACATCAAGATGTAGAAATTGTCATAGCGAATGTTCATGTGATTTATGAAGAAAACAAGTTTGGCTTCGTTACAAGAACGATTAGCTGGTTGGACTACTTGGGAAATGGCCGGTTATCATTTAGGGGCCTGTTTAGGTTTCTGGCCGGAGTTCGGAGCACCTGTTGCTTATGGTTTTGATCCTTGGCATGGATTGAAAGATGTTATAGGGGCCCACCCATTAGCGGATGTGTTATTTGATTTAATTCTAGGCTTAATTGATTTAGAGGTTTTAGAAAGAAAAGAGAATCCTGATAACTATACGGACGTTTCTTATCGTTGGAATCCTAATTATAAAGGTCCTGCAGATATGATTTCTATGTTATAGATATTATGCCTCTATAGCTCAAAGGAAGAGCGGGCAGTTCTAAACTGCACGGTTGCGATGTCGGGATTCGCTGGGGGCGCTAATAACAATTATAATAAGGCAATACAATGTTACTACGAAAATGAATAAATCAGAACTCTTGCTATCCATTACGGATAATGTCAAGAAAAAACATCCATGGCGCATTTCACAGGACAAATACAAAAGTTTCTTTGGTGAATTGCCACGAGAGTTTCTGAATGAAAGATTGGCTTTTGATAACTTAGTTGAAAAAGCTAAACAGTTTAAATTGTGTAGTTTGCATTTATTACAGGTAAAGATAGAGATTAAACTTACTTTAGATCAATGTATTGAATGGGAAATTGGTAGATGGCCAGAAGCTAAGGCTCATAACATCTTACCCAATGATATTAAAAAGTTATTAAAGGATTATGAAAATGCTGATTATTGAATTACTTGCAGTATCGTTAGTATTAGGAGTTCCACTTGGATTTGGTTTGCGTGCATATGATGAATGGCGCGAACGTGTTACTCAAAGGCAAATAGAAGCAGCTAATAAATCGGAATAATAGACTCAGCCTTATTAGCTCAATTGGGAGAGCAGGAGCCTCTAAAACTCTATGTTGTGGGTTCAAGTCCCACATAAGGCACCAAGGAATAAAGCGATATATAATCTGTATGACTAGATTAGAAACACAATCCAGAATTAAACAGCTCCGAGATGAGCTGGAAGCCAGACATAAATACGGTACCATTAAAATGGCCGCTTCTGATGGAACTCCCATTTCTTCTGAATCATTACAAAATGAAATGTATAAGTTAATTTATAAATTGAGTAAATTTGAGTGAATTAAAATTGACTATAGAACTTGTGCCTGCCAGCTCTTGGGCCGATAATGTTCGATCTCTTGTTTCTAAGAAACAATGGGATTTGATTAGAAGTCAAGTTTATAGCAAAGCTTGGAACGTCTGTGAGATATGTGGTGGAGTTGGTCGTAAGCATCCGGTAGAAGCTCATGAAACATGGGCCTACGATGACGCTAAACAAACCCAGAAATTAGTTGGCATGGTCGCCCTATGTCCTGACTGCCATCAAGTCAAGCACATCGGCCTGGCTCAAATTAGAGGCAACGGGGTCATTGCCTTAAAACACCTCATGAAAATAAATAAATTAACAAAGTCAGAAGCCGAGAAATATATCCAGCAGGCATTCCAGACCTGGGATCAAAGAAGTAAAAAGGACTGGACATTGGATATGTCCTTATTAAAAGATTATGGAATTGACCCAGAAAAGATTAAGGAAGATAAATGACTGAGAAAGATTGGAAAGATTTTCTTGAGTTTCAGCAAATTAGACCTCTCAGGAAAGAAGAGATTCCACCATTCCCTCCTAATATGAAGATAATTATGACTGGTGGTTATTTGTCAAATCCAGAAAAAGATCCATCAAAAAGATACTTCAAAGATGCTGCTGAATATTTAGAAGACCCTCGTAAAACTGGACTCAAAAATGGCTTACGCCAATTGACTATTGAACAGTTACAGCGTGTGATAGATTATCCAGGTGAGATGGTTTTAGATTCTTTTAATTATGAAGACGGTAAATTTTGTCCTTTAGCCGTAGCGCTCGAACTGGATAAAACGATGATTGACCCTACACATAATAAAGTTTTTCAAGTCTTGACAGATATGGATTATAAGGTTTATAATACTCGTGGGATTGTTGGTAAATTTTATACTGATAATCGTAAGGAAGATTTATTAACAGCAGTACAAGAAATTTTACAGGAGAAAACACAGATACATGCAGACCTCGGCAAATAACAATCAACAACAATATAGAACTCGTATTAATCAATTTATTCGTGTCCCACAAATCAGAGTAGTGCTACCAGATGGTAGCAATGCTGGTGTGATGGAAACACGACTCGCTCTTAAAATGGCTCAGGATCAATCGCTAGATTTAGTGGAGCTTAATCCTAAAGCTGTTCCACCAGTCTGTAAGATTATGGACTATGGTAAGTTTAAGTATGAAGAGAAGAAGAAGCTGCAGATTGCTAAGAAGAATCAGCAAGTGCAAGAGCTAAAAGAGCTAACCTTCCGCCCTAATACTGATGAGAACGATTTGAATCACAAGCTGGCTCAAGCGAAAGAGTTCGTTGCTGAAGGTAATAAAGTTAAATTTACTATTCGTTTTAGAGGTAGAGAAATAGTCCATTCCAAGATTGGCAAAGAAAAGTTAGAATGGATTCTTAAACAATTAGAAGGCGCCATTGCCCCTAATCCTCAAATTAATTTAGAGGGTAAGTTTATGAGTATGATTGTTTCACCTACTAAAAAACAAGCATAAAGGTAGATGTCCCCGTAGCTCAGCGGAAGAGTAGGCGTTTCCTAAACGCAAGGTCGTAGGTTCGATCCCTACCGGGGATACCATGATATATAATGTTATATGAACATTAAGAATGGTATTTTGCTTGCGGGCGGAAATGGAACGCGTTTGGCACCACTCACTGGCCTATTTAATAAGCATATGGTGCCTATTAGAAATAAATTTATTATTGATTATTCAATAGAAACAGTGAAGAATATTGGTATTACCAATTTAACCGTGGTATTGGGCGGCCAACATTTTGCCCAAGTGGTTTCTCATCTAAAAGATGGATCCCAACATGGATTGAATATTAATTATTGCTATCAAAACGAGCCTAAAGGAATTGCACAGGCTGTTAATCTCTGTAAAAGATTTATGATGGATGACGATAGATTTGTGGTTATGTTAGGCGACAATATTTTTGAGAAGCCAATTCGATTTACTAAGTCTGATAAGTTGTCACAAATTATATTGTGCAAACACGATAACTTGCAAAAATTTGGCGTAGCGTCAATCAAAAATTTAAAAATAGCTAAAATAGAAGAAAAACCGAAAACAATAGACACATCGTTTGATAATTTTGCCATTGCTGGGTGCTACTTGTTTGACCGGAAATTTTTTGATTATTTCGAGAGGCTAACGCCGAGTGCCCGAGGTGAGTATGAGGTCGCAGAGATAATTGAGCTCTATAACAAAAATAGTGAATTAGGATATATTTTGGCAGATGGTTGGTGGTCGGATGCTGGCACATTTGAGTCCATTATACATGTCAACACATTACTGACATGATAGAACGAATTTGTAGAATTTGTGGCATCTTAAAATCTCTTGTAGATGATTTCTACAAAGATGGAGATGGCTATAGAAATGATTGTAAAAAATGCAATTCTAAAAGTAGGAAATCTTCTTATACTAAAAATAAGACACAAATCTTAGAGAATAAGAAATCTTATTATCAAGACAATAATATCGTATCAAAAAGAATATAGATCTGATCCGAATAACAAAGAGATAATTTCTCAAAATAAAAAACAATATTATATTGATAATAAAGAAAGTATCAAGATTTATGTTACAAAATATGTTCGTTCAAGGCGCCAAATAGATCCAGTATTTAGAATAAGAGGCAATATTTCGAGAATTATTGCAAACAATATAGATAAAAAGAGCACCTCTATTAAGAAATATCTTCCATACACCATTGAAGAATTGAAAGAGCATCTAGAAAAACAATTTGAGTTGTGGATGAATTGGAATAATTATGGCAAATATAATGCCAAGATCTGGAATGATAATGACTCAACTACCTGGACTTGGCAAATCGATCATATAATTCCACACTCTACTTTTCAATATGTATCTATGCAAGATGATAGTTTTAAAAAATGCTGGGCTATTGAGAATCTGCGACCATTATCTTCCAAGCAAAATTTGTTAGATGGCGTGAATAAAGTGCGTCATTAATAAAGCTACAAGTCGTGATATAAAGTAAGTAAGATTTGTTATTATCTGATTTGAGGCTGGATGAAAATATTCACATTGGGCAAAGGCTTTGTAGCCGACCATTTACCATATCACAAGATTACTGAAAGGGCGCCGATTTGCGACACCTGGCTTAAAGTAATGCTACGTGATTATAAGCCTGATGTTATTGTCAATTGTATCGGCAAGACTGGTCGTCCTAATATAGATTGGTGCGAATCTCACAAAGAAGAGACTATGGAAGCCAATGTTACTATTCCATTATTGTTGTCTGACTATTGTGCTAAAAATAATGTGCATCTAATTCAGATTGGTTCTGGATGCGTTTATTTTGGCCATTCACCTTGTAGAAAAATTGTTGAAAATAGTAATGGTCATTTTGATTGGAAAGAGCCGGGTTGGAGAGAAAAAGATTTTGCAAATCCACAATCATATTATTCTAAGAGTAAGTATGCATGTGATTTGATGTTAGGTCAGATGCCGCATGTAACGACTTTACGTTTAAGAATGCCAATTTCTGAAAAGGATGTTCCGCGTAATTTAATCAATAAGCTTAAGGGGTATAAGCAAATTATCGATATCCCAAATTCCATGACTTTTATGAGCGACCTAACTCGTTGTATTGAGTGGGCCGCTAATAATCGACCTGGGGGTATTTTTCATGTTACTAATCCACAGCCATTAACGGCTGCTCGTATTATGAAAGAATACCAGAAATATGTTCCAGAACATCAGTTCGATATTATTACCGAACAAGAACTGGACGCTTTGACAGTAGCCAAACGCTCTAATTGTATTCTATCTACGGATAAATTAAAGCAAGCCGGTTTTACTATGACCGACTCAGAAGAAGCACTAACTAAATGTATGGCTAACTATGTCAAGAATATGCGGAGCAACAATGTCAAATAAGAATGTTACTATTGATTTAAAAGCTAGAAAAGACCAAGATGATCGTGTTTTTTATGTGGGCAAAATTAAAGCTCCCATTTTAATTGATTGTTCGATGGGCGCCGTTTTCCTTGTTTTCGTTTCTGATAAAGGCGACGAACAATTGCAAATTGCTTTAATGGACACTAAAGATAAAGAAGATTAATATGCACTTTGAAGAACTGTGGGTTAAATGCGAAGATTTACATAAAGAAACAGGTCTCAATAATGGAGCACAAGGCCTTATTGATGAGTTGATGTTAAAAATTAATCTTTATAAAGCGATAGATGCTAAAACAGAAATTCCAGAAATAGAGCGTCAAAAAGTAAAATCTCGCACATTAGGCGAGATTCTCTTAACATTATCTGGATTGTCTTTTATAGACAATGTAAATGTTTATGAAGCTTTAACTGTAGCATTACAGTATCGCAGTATTGATCATTATAGTCGAAAACATCCGGCCTAATTAAACTGCCACTAATTGATAAGCATGTTGAAGAACATTAGATGCGGTTAATTCTTGCATAACCTTTAAAATGGCATCGTAATTAGCCTGAGTCTTTTGTCCTGGCTTAAACCAAACCTTCATATCATTGCCGTCTTCGGCAATATTAGCAAGTGTGGCTTTTACTTCTGGTGGTAAAGCTGCAACAATAGCTCTAGTAGGAGTATGTTGAGTTTGTGTTGGCTGTAGCTTTCCGGCAGGAGGCGTGGCAGGTGGTGGAGGAGCTGGTTGATCTGGTACAGTTACATCAACATCGCGTCCTTGTGCTAGCTTCTCAATGATCTTTTGTTGATTACGAGCAATCTTAAGTAATGTTTCAATAGCCTTTTTGGAATTCATCGTTATTCTCCTGTTAGTCTTTCAATAGTTTTTGTTGTAATAA